AGTTTATTCCAACATCCTTGAATCCACACTTGCGCGTGAGATATTCATACGTCTGGGTTAGAATGCTTCTCTCATCAAACAGGATTGTAATCTTAGCCTTTGGGAATGCAGTTAGGGTTGCTGCCATAATTAAAGTTTTACCTGATCCCGTGGGCGACTTGATTATAGCTCTTTCAGCGACCAATGCCTTACTGATAGCTTCCTGCTGATAATCATGGAGTTTGAACTCCTTGATATTGCGTTTGAAAATTAGCTTGGGTCCTTCTCCATGCTCTCTGATGACCTCTGGGGTGCAGCCGACTTGGTTTAGATCCCTCAGGATGTTTGCCAGCATCCCCGTCTTGAACTTGCCAGCCGCTGATACGAACCGCTTCTTCCCGTCCCAATGCCCACGCTTATAGGTGGGAGTGTATTGGTAGCCATTCACATGGAATGCCCACTTATCAGATAAAACTTTTATAATATTTGGGTTATCTGTTTCTATTAAAGAATCTATAATTCCAACTCTAATTTTCACCCTACTATAATAGTTAGTAAAGGAAAACTATGTCTAACTTAAATAAATTTGGTGATGATACTGACTCTAAATTAAACGATCTTTTTGGGGATCTACCTCTAGAAAATGATCTGATTGTAAGAATTCCATCGGAGGGTAGATTTTATCCTGAGAACCCAAGCCCTCAGGTTAAGATATCACCAATTAAGTTTGATGACGAGAAGGACATGATTAGTAATATAAGAAACAACGTAAACCCTGTTAATTTATTACTAAGCAAGTGTGTTAAGGGTATTGAAGCTCAAAGATTATTATTAATAGATAAAATATTTATCCTTTTAAAAATTAGACAGATTTCCTACGGAGAGATATATCCTGCCATCGTAACTTGCCCAAAGTGCAAGACGGAATCCAGGATCGACATAAATTTAAATGATTTAGTCGTTAATTATATTCCCTCTGAGGTTACCGACCCACGGGAAGTTACCTTGCCTAAACTTAAGAAGAAAGCTAAAGTAAGGTTCCCCAGGATCTCGGATGAGACTTTTATGACCTCTCAGGAAGAAATTTATTCAAATCTTTGGAGATTCGTAGTAGAGCTTAATGGGTCTAATGATCCCGTGTTTATAGCTAAGGCTATCCCAAAGTTGCCAATTATGGACGTTAAAAAGCTGGTCAAAGAGATTTTAAGGGATGATTTAGGCTTAAATCCCAAGTTTTTGTTTGAATGTGCCCACTGTAAGGCTGTTTCTCAGCTAGAGGTGCCAATCAACGAAAATTTTTTTTCAGTGACATAACCTCTTCATTAAAATTAGAGGATCTTCTGCTTGAAGCCTACATATTGGTAAGCAAATGTAAGTTTAGTTATTCCGATGTTAAGGATATGACTAAGCTTGAAAGAGTTTTATTCGTAAAATTCTATACCGATGAATTGAAGGCTGAACAAGATGCTCTTGAACAATATAAACATTAGTGACCGCAACAATAGACCCGTGGTGCTATCCAGGGTCGGGCTTCAAGCACATTTTATATCTGACGGGGAATACGCGGATCCATTTGAGATTAGTGCAGTAACTATATTTCAAAAGTCGGCTAACATGTATCCTAGTTCAGTTCTGAACTCAGATACTCAGCTAATAGATACTTCTGCTGTAAGCGGTTCGATATTGATGAACTTTAAAAATGCCGAGGCACTAACTTCGGATAGTTCATTCGACGTAAGCAACTACAATGGTGATTACACCGACATAGGAATATACCGAATTTCAGAGGGAAGGTATATTGTAGTCCTAGACGGAACCCTAGAGCAACAAGGAACTTTGAACCTTGATGGGCTGGATGAGGATTTTACTAGTAAAGTCTCCGCTACAGGAGATTACATTGATGTCTGGACGCTACGGATGTATCCTGGATCGGAACTACAGACTGTAATAAACGAATTTAATCTCCGTAAAGGCGGGTTCACTGTGTTAACTGAACCCTTGATGATAAAGACAAAATCCAGACTAGTAAATAATAAAATTACTTTGGATTCAAAAGTCGATATAAAAATTTCTTCCGATATCCACGTAGAGAATACGCAGATTGATTCTTCAATCAAAAATCTACTACGCGAGAATGTTATAACAAACGCTGCAATTGAAATACAGAAGCACAACGAGTCAAGTAACCTCCCATCAAGAGTTACAGTGTCTTCATTTGCAGATACTTCCGCAATGATATCAATAACTGCCGACAATGTAATAATTTTGAATTGGGACACAACCCAGCTAAAGACTCACCCACAATTAGAAAACTTTGGATCGTTGAAGGGAGTCTATGCCATCCGAGCCAAATTTGATGTGTTCCATGAAAAGATTGTCTCGGATCCGATGTATCTAACCCTTAGCTAATCATGGCACCCCCAATTATAACCCCAGATACATTTAACACACCACTTTATCACTACTTAGTGGTTTTAAAGAATTTAGCGGATGACTTCGTTAGCCAGGGGTATAAAAAAGCTCCAATATCAGTAGTCCAACTCCCATCCCCAGACCCTCATGCAAGTGGCACAGGATTTTTTGATCCTGCGTCTGGAAAGAGCACTAACCCAACGATAGCTGCTTTCTTGTGCCCATCAGGAATTCTTACTGCCCCCGCAAGTTCTTTCGGCATGGATTACATCCGGTTGTTCCCAGGGCAGTCCAGTAGTATCACTATTCATCCTAGTGCCATACCTGCATCTTCGTTTAGCGGCAGCACCATCGCAAGCTCATTCGCATCGCAGTTACCATCTAGTGGTCTTAATTTTAGATATCACATCCTTAGCGGTGCAAACTCAGAAAATTATTACATATATGAGGAATACCCAAGTGCTAGAAACATTAATGTTTCTAGGAGTTGGACCATATCAAATTTTGATTATTTTGTAGGAATATATTCTAAAGTAAATCAAAAAATATCTAATTTTGTCATACGTGGAGATTATTACGTTACAAGTGGAAATTCAGGGCCAATGTTGTCTTATCATTACTTACTAAACAGTAATTATCAGACAAAAAATATTTACCTCCCCGTTTCTGTAAATTATCAAAGTTCATCTAATTTCTTAGATAATCCTACAATGATTTATGTAGATGTCTCATCCTCTAATGGACTGCCCCAGAACTTGGGTAGTTACTACAGAGGAGAGACAGTAATGAAGGCAAGAGATTATGAATCCGTTGCAGATTATGATTACGTATTTGCATCAAAGAATATAGGAGTAACCATGCCTCAATACATCAACACTGTAAGAGCTAATGCTTACTTAGATGGAGTAATTTATTTAAATCAAACAATACCAAATTTTGTTAGCACTACTTTTATGGTTGGTGGAGACTCTGTGATATTTTCAGGAGGTGGTGGATCCCACACAAATTTACCTAATGTTCAACTTTCTGGGGCTGGATTGGCATTAGAACGATCACTTTTATCAATGATGAATAATTATTTATTAAATTTTAATGAATCTAAAAAAATTAATGATGCTATAAATACTGAATTAAATTTAAAAAATAATTTGTATATTTCTATTGTGACAGAATTATTGAAGCTCACTGGGGCTAAGAATTTCTTAGATAAGTTATCATGAATTACTACAGTTTTTTGATATCCACCAAAGACAACGAAATTAAGGTTGCAAAACTTGAGTCTGAAGACGGAACCGTCGAAGGAACAGGTTTATTAGATGAAAATGGAAACTCAACACATCCAAGCATACGTAATTTTATATCTAAACAAGGAATATCTTTAGATCCACCAGTAGGGAATATTCCATTTTCGTATTTATATAATTTTACGTCCACTGATGGATGCTCACTCATTCAAGATACGTTTGTAGCCTCAGCTCACAATTTATCTTTTTTACCAGATACTATAAAAAATTTATACGAGCCTGAAGTAACATTTAATAAAATACAATTCATAACACCAAACAGTGGAACTTTTACTATAGTAGACAGACCAGGAAGAATCATAGATTATACTCGCCCAGATCAAGGATCCATAGGGGAAGATTACGTGTATGACAAAATAATAGATGGTTCGTCAACTAATTTTTCGTCTACTGTATTAGTAGACACACTCCAACCAAAAATAAAAGAATATCATTGTTCATTTCAACAAGATATTGAGTTTCTTGTAACTTCAGATTGTAGAATTAGGGCAACGCTTACAATTGATAGATACCTTTGGGAGTTATGTAAGAAATGTAATGACGAGGATCCAGTTCCACCTAATAAGGAATTTAATTGTAGGCGAACAGGAGATCAAAGTAAAAATATATTTCAACTGCCGCCCGGCGATAGTTTGGAGACTACAGAACTTTATTATTTCATACCAACAAATGAAACTCACAGGTATTCCAAGACATATGGTATGTGCTATGAAGACAGTCATCATGTAAGGCAAACAATAACTTGGGATTTAGGTGGACCACCTGGAACTTACCATGGCTCAGGTATGCAAGGATCAATGGAGTTAGGAACTACATCAGGTCTTCCAAATTCTTGGTCATCAGTAATAGATGCTCCTGGTTTTGGATTGAGCTTCATAGAAGCTGCTGTTGGCACTGTAGCTAAACTTAATCCTGTTGGGGCAGCTTCGGACATGGCTGGGGGTGTTATTACCGCAGCTTCGGCAGTTGGTGCTGTGGATCAAGCTACGGCAGGGACAGCTTCCGATTATACAGATCCTATAGGGAAAGGGGTGACCTGGGTATTTGATGGGATAAGGGGATACTGGTCAGACACTATTTCAAGCGTGAGTGACAACTTGTTTCAGGAGTTTTTTAACATTAGGGAAAAGTGTGTTAGATCTGGTGCTGGTGATTGTGCAAAATGTATAAAAAATGAAATTAACGCCAGTATAACTAATAAAAATTCTACAATATCTAAAAATTTAAATAAATTAGCAAATAATTCTATACGGTCTTGCTGCTAATGCCTACATAATTACATGGCAAGTATAAGTGTATCAACAGCAACCCTAAATGAACCTATGAGAGCAGCAGATTGTGTATCTTTTAACAAGATTGTTCAAGTTCCAGCCACGGCTAGCGGAATATCCTCTAACTCACTTATAGTCAGCGGAGGAATACTAGTAGAATTAGGAGATGGAATAGGTAGCACTTCTTGGACCCCAAATAAAATTGAGGTCACGTTCCTGCCTGTGTCATCAAGTATTTATGATACTACGTTATCAGGATATTCAAAAACCGGATACGCATTGGTTCATCCGTGGCAATCATCAATGACTGCATCATCCACTTACTACGGACTTCATCCCGCAGATACACTATCAGTTGGAGCGGGGGCCTACGGGAAGCTTTGCTTGCTAGGTCAGAAAATAGATTGGAACTTTACTGCTGATAATTACGTAAACCAAATTAGAATATTCAATCACTTTGGTGGGGCAGTGGTAGCGTTCGTAAATTACACCTTCCAAAAGGTTGTAACTAGCGAAACAGGAACTTGCGGTAGCTAATTATTAAGTTCCTGTAGCGTATCCCACTCATTGAGGTTGAAGACTTGGTAGTTTCTGCAAGCGTAATTGACAGCATCAACGTCCTGGCAATAAGCCTCATTCCAATCTTTGAATCTCTTTGGTGGCAGAGCATAGTGAATCTTTGGCATACGGTTTCTGCGTCTAAAGATCTCAAAGTTTCGTAATCCCTTCAGCCCAGCCTCGTCACTGTCATAGGCCACTACGATTGGACCCTTGTAAAACTTGAGTTGTCCAATCTGTTCTTTGGATACATGGCAGGATATCGTGGTAGTTGCATTGTAGCCGAGAGCCTTAAGGGACATTGCATCGAAGACGCCTTCGCAGATGTAGAGCGGCTCTTCTGACTCATAATTGAATGGATATAGGATTGCGGATGCCTTCACGCCACGGAAGTTCAAATACTTTGGCTCCTGGTCGGCGTATAAGGCCCGTGCTTGGAAGAAAATGGTGCGACCCTCATGCAGGTAGGGGATGACCAATCGGCCCATGTAGGGGCCCGTATGCGCGTAATAGAAGGGCCCCTGATTGAGGACGCCTCTTTGAACCAGCGTCATCGCTGCCAAAGAGTTAAGCTCCACATCAAAGCTGAATGCGTCAACCTTAGAGAAGTTCTTAAACTCATCTTCAATTAAAACTTTAACTGGCTCTTGCTTAGGTTCTTCTTTCTCCTCAGCGAAGAACTCGTCGATTAGAAATTTAGAGTAAGCCTGTTTATACGTCAGGTGTTCCAACTCTGAGTATAACTGGATGAAGTTACCTTTCTTCTGAGACTTAAAGCACTGCCAAAGTCCGCTGTCTAAGTTAATGGACATGTGCCTTTTTGGGTCACGGTCCATAAATATTGAAGGGATGACCATCTCGCGTCCGCCACTTAATATTCTGTATTTACCGTTGAACTTTTCCAGCAGGTAGGCTCTAATGTAAGTTGAGGTAATCATGTTTATCGACCGACTAAGTAATTCAAAATCTGATATTATAGATCAGTGTCTGCTCAAGTATGAGTATAGATATATCAGGAAGCTCCCAGGGTTTCCATCAAAAAACGAGGACGCTTTGGACTTCGGAACATATATTCACCGTATCTTTGAGCTAGGCTACACCGAGAATCATATCTCGCAGCTAGAGAAAATTGCAGAAAACATTAAAAAAGACTACAAAGTTCCACTTGTATACAAAGAACGCATCCATCAGTGCCTCGATAACTTTTTAAAGTTTAACAAGGGGCTGGGAGAAACCGTATCTGTCGAACACGAATTTTCCGTGGATCTCGCGGAAGGAATTAAATACAACGGGTTTATAGACCGTATCGTGCGAGGGCTCAACGGTGGCATGCTAATTATCGACTACAAGACTTCCAAGAGGGAGAAATCCAGAGTCGAGCTTGGCAGGGATAAGCAGCTTATGGGCTACGCTTTTGCCGTCAGCCAAGAGTTTAAGATTCCCCTGAGTGAGATTTATTGCGCTCACTACTACCCACTAAGCGATAGTCTAGTATCGGTTAAGTTCACTCAAGGAGCAGTTAATTCCTGGAGAGAGCGGGAGATCGCCAAGGTCTGGAAGATTCGCAAGAAGAAGAAGGATGAGTTCCCTCCGATGCAAAACCAGTTTTGTGACTGGTGCGAATATAAGCCGATGTGTCCGCTATTTAACGATCAATGCTCAGTCCAGAAACGCATTGAGGAGCAGACGGCTCAGGTTAAGGATAAGGACTTACCTAAAACTAGCGGATGATAGATACTAATATCTATTGCATCAAAGAAGTTCCTTACTTGTTCTGGGGAATACCCGCACTTCTTTGACATGTGCTTAAAGAGTGAATCTAGCTTTAACGGCTTTCTGTCTTTAAGCGACTTAATAACTTTACCTTGAAATTCTTTTAAAAACTTAGGACTAAATCTAAATCTCCATTTATCTATAAATTCTTCACTTAAGGTAAAATTTATTAAGTCTATAAAGTCAACAATATCAGTATCTATATCACTCATAAGTAGTTATTATTACCACTTATTTAAGTGGCTTTAATATATATTAAAGGAGAAACTTTTTAATTTTCTCTTTAATTTTCATGTTTTTATCAAAATTACAAAGAAAACTACAGTTGCCTTCTGAATACCGTGAAGCATTTTCAGAAGTATATAATGCAAAGGTTAAGTTAGTCTCTACCTTGCCGTCAACTCTATTGCCAGGAGATTTAGTTACTTTTGCATACAAAGGCTCACTTCTTAATTCCAGAACTCTATTAGTAGTCGGAACTAAGAAAGCACCCAGAGGTAAGTTTACTTCTACACAAGGAAACTACTTACTTTGTTGTTTTGAGATAAAACAAAATTTAGACTCTATTATGATGATGTTGAACAGTCTTTATAAGAATAGAAGATTTAGTGATTATTCAAAAATACCTAAATTGCTTACATCATTCTTAGGTATATCAAATTTTAAGACATTTAAAATAAATGATATTCGTGGTGCTTACGAATTAGAGGTAGGGGAAAATGAAGAAAGCTGAACTTGATGCTGTGATAGCCCCATTATTACAAGCTGCTACGAGCTTGAATACTATTGCTGCGAAACAAGACCCCGCAGGGAAAACTGCACAAAATCCAAGTGGCGGAATCCCATCAGTAACTTCTCAAATTACAAATGCTCTTGCGCAACCGCTAAAACAAGTAGGTAAATCTTTCTCAGCCATAATTGATTTACAGAAGATTTCTCTTGGATATGAAGATGCTATAGTAGACAATAAATTAACAGAGTTTGGAAAAAGTCTACAAGCTAGGGGAATTAGCCCCTTTGTAGCGCAAAATAGTCCAGAACTTGCAGCAAATGCTGAGTGGGATAAACTAACAGATAACATAGCAGTTGCGTCATTGGAAATTATTACTGCCGCTGGTGCAATGTTGATGTTAGTTGATAATCTTAAACTACTGTTCGGTGAATTAGTTAAAGAATTTAAAGCTGCATTTACAGACGTATCAAACTTTCAAATTAAAGCTATAGCAGCCAATATTCTGCCTGTAGATGTTTTTAGTGAAGGATTAGCTGCTACTGGACAAGATTTAGATGATTTTAAAAACAATTTAAAATCAACTGCCATAGAATTTCAACAAGAGATACTTAAGTTTAGAGATGTTGGTATCTCAAAACTTGATCTTGGGTCTGCAAAATTAGTGGACAAGATGGTGTTCACTGGTCAGAAGGTTGGAACATTAGCAACCTTCTTATCTAATAATGCTGCTGCCATTGGAATGAATACGGATCAAGCAATCGCCTTAGCATTAAATCTTGATAAAGTGGCAAGCGAATTTCAAATTCAACAAGATACTTTATTTGAAGTAGCGCAATCAATAAAAGAGTTTTCAGTTAAGATGGCTGCGATAGCTCCAGGGCTTGGAGGTAACATTGAAAAATTAATGGGAACCCTTGTCCCTCAATTTGGTCTTAAACTAGGGGACAGCGTAAAAAGCATGTTATCTTTATTTGATCCTAAGAATCTTGTTTTGATTACCCAGCTTGGGCTGCAAGATGTTTATGAAAAAATAAGAGCAGGAACAGCAACCTCGGAAGATCTAAAACTTGCATCACAGAAATTAGTTGAGTTCGCAGATAATCAACTTGCTACAGAGCCTGGGCTTGTTGGAGATTTCATGAAAACTCAGTTTTTCAAAACTTTTGGAATTTCTGATCAAGAAATGGTTGCTGCCCGAGCATTGAGTGACGCTGCTATTAAGGAAGGTAAGGACGCAAGTAATACTGCTTTTGAGAATTTTGGAATTCTTAAAGATCTTACAAATAAAATAAGATCTGAAATGCAAAGATTTGTTGCTGAATTAGGGAATGCTTTAGGCAAGTCGGGAGCTATTGATACTGCAAAAGATTTAATAAATAGTCTTTCAAAAGGTGCCAAAAGTATGTTGTTTAACTTTATGGGAACTTTAACAAACGATTTACAAGCCACCGAGGGAAATACTTACGATGTTAAAGTTCCTGGGTTTAACACGATACAAATTCCAAAAAAGGGTTTAATTGATTTTTTTAATGCTGTTCAAGGTTCCACTGGGGTTGTAGGAAAATTACAAGAGACACGGCAAAAGAATTTGAATGGTCTTAGGCCAGAAGACCAAACTAAGTATCAATCTGAAAGCCTAGCGCAATTTACTGAAATGAATAAAAGGTTAGAGGAAGCTAATGGATTGAAGAGAATGGAACTTGCTAGAAGAAGTTTAATATCTCCACCAAATATGACAACAGCATGAGGTTAATATGAGACAATTACCAAAAGTAGAGCCAGTATTTGTTCCAAGGCTTTTGCCAGAAAGGTCATTCTTATTTTATGCCTACCCTCAGCTAAGTGGTAAGAAAAATATAGAATTTTATTTACCTATGTTAGAAAACATCTCAGTTAGGGAACAGCAAACTCCTAGACTGGGGCAGATAAACCTTTTAGGAAGATCAGGAAATCTTTTCACATTTCAAGGTGCTAACTCTAGATCATTTGAGGTAAAATTTTCTTTTAATCTTGATCATATTGCTCACTATGTTCATGAAGTTGGTCTTCCTGAAATAAATTTCTTTAATGAACCAACACGCCCACAATTCAACAAGTTTAAAAATAAAACTGAATTTAAATTATCTTATTCACAAGAGGCGATAAGACGGGCTACAGAGTTTTTAAATGATACTTATTTAAAGAATTTTTCTCCGACCGACAAAATAAAAGGTTTAGAGGATGAAAAAAGAAGAGATTTGGGAAATATAATAATCAATCAATTAATTACAGGTCGAGAACAAACAATTTTTGAAAATATAAACTCTCGTATTATTAATGCCAGAGACACTTCTGTTAAATCTTATTACAAAGTAATAAACAGACAACATTTAGCAGTTAATTATCTAATACTTTTCCTTAACGTAATCAGAACTTCAGTAATTAATAACTCAAGTAATACATCCCTTGGGCCACCTACCATTTATTTAAATCACGGGACTATGTATAACAACATTCCATGTGTATGCAATAAATATTCTATTGATCTAAGGAATGAGTCCGCTTACGATCTGGCTTCTTTGACCCCAAAGATTCTAGAAATTAATTTAACTCTTTTGGAGAATAGAACTGGAGATTTCGGACAGTTTCAACCATTTAAGCATGTCCAAGGAGAAAATTTAGCTGGATGGGAATGTATACTAGATAAGGGAACAATGGATCCTTATAACTACTATAAGACATCATGAATTATTTAAATCATTTATCTGTTGGTAACTCCGCTGTCATTCACAAAGGGAAGAGGATCTTAGTATCTGACGCTGAGGCATTGAAGCAGACATTAGATTCTATAAATATTGACACAGTTGATGTTGGGTATGTCCCAGCAGGATACGAGCATAGACCTGATCTGATATCCGATTATTTTTATAATACTGTAAATAATGATTGGTTAATCATGATGTATAACAATATATCAGACCCATTACAGCAGTTAAATGTAGGCGATAGAATATTAATTCCTATTATATAATCTATGGCTAAAGTTTTAACAGCTAATGTATTGGTGACTAGGGATGCAAAATCCTTACAAAATTTATTTATCAAAGATAAAATAGATTTAAATTCTATTGATAAAAATAAATTTTTGATATCTCCAAAAAACAATAAATATCTAGTTTCCATAGAATATGAGTTAAATTTTTCTACAGATAGCCATAAATTTTTAGTCCTTAATTTTGCTGACGTAGATGGTAGGTTTGAATTAGATTATTTTAAAACTGATACCGTTCCTTTAGAGTCAATGTTAAAAATAGCAGCCAATAACAAAAGATCTTCTGGCGTAGACAAGATATACGCCTCATTTGGCTGTGGGGAATTCAGGAAGGATTGGTCTAACCCAATGTCTTTTGAACTATACAAAGCTGATATTGATATAAAAAATGGAGTTAGATATTTTACTCTGTATTACATTCCTATAAACTCTCCATTATTTCAAAAACCAATATACTTTGATCTCAAACAAATAAATCCAAAGGCTAAACATCTTGGTATCACAGACGCAAATAAAGTTTTAAATATAGAAGTTAAAATAGAAGACAAAGATTCCTATGAGATGATTTTGTATAAGTTTTATAAAAAATATCTTGAAGGTGTTTGTGCAACAAAAAATGTAATTCTTCTAATTCCAGAGGGTGTCACTTCAAAAGTAAATAATATAGGTAAGAAAAGAGAATATAAAAGTCCAGATGAAGCTTTTGAAAATTTATTTTTCTTAAAGAAATCTAAACCTTTGAAATACATATCGGATGTGACTTCACCTGGAGGTAATTCCGCTGGAAATTCCACATTAGATCTTCTTTTTGAGGAAGATGATAAAAAAGGTAGAATAGAAAAACAAACCGTTGTGACGTTCTCTCACGGTAAGATGACTGAAAAATTGTTTGAATCAATGTCTCCAGTCGGGTTTGATGTTTACACCCCATTGAATACTCTTTCTAAAGCTTTACAAACTTGTATAGAATCTGACGCTGGCAATTTTATAGTCACTGAGGAAAATGATCTAGAGATGATTTCATTTTTCCGAGAGTCTGGTCTGATAAGTTCAGATGACGAGAGAGTTGTTGTTGCTGGTTTAGAATTTCAAGTTAACGAATATGCATATCGAAGCTTATTGAAGAGTGCTAATTTTTCTACAAAACTTATGGAAAATCCTGAATATAAGTCCATGCCTGAGAGGGGAGACTACGATCAACGCTTAGATAAAGTATTTAAGATAAAAAACAATTCATCTGCATTCTCAGAGAAGATATTATTAGATGAGCTTTCTTTTAAAGGGCCCGGAGTCAATAAGGTGATTGATCCTGTATTACAAAACTTAATACAAAAGTCTAGATTATTTGAAGAAGATAACATTCCAATTTTTATTAATAATTTAAAAAATTCAAATGTAATATCTATCAACATAGAAAATGTTCAAAATCCATATTTACTGGCACTCAACGTAGCATCTCAAACAGCATCGTATAATGAATTAGTTTTGGCCGCAAAGAAACAAGATGATGTAAAGAAATACGAAAAAGAAAAATCTGATGTTGAAAAATTAATTGATGAGGCTACTCAATTTATAGAGGCAGGATATGATTTATCTGAATTAACTGTAGACGATATTGAAGAAATACTTGGAGATCGTTTATTGTTAACTAAAAATGATCTTCAAAAATTTGAAAAAGCAAGATTTGGGAAAGATGCCGTATCTAGAAAAGAAAGAGAAGAAATTGAAAATGTAATTCTTGGAAATACTGATTACGTTAAAACTTTAGCTGCCGTCATTTATAAATTTTTACAAGATAAAGATTCTTTGTTAATAATGCATGATGCTTATGGATCAGAGACTGATGATTTTAGAAGATCAACTTTGTTTAGAATACTTTACAAAATAGGATCTTTAGAAATAAAAGTAAGAACTCTGCCTTACTTCAATATGTCTTCTATTAAGAATGTATCAAATCAATTATCTTTATTAATATCTAAGAAAGTTATTGCACAAATAAGCCCTGTAAATAATGCGCTAAAGACACCCGAAGATTTTTTGGATTATTTTTCTGGTATTTATAATATAGTTGGATTTAAGCATGTAATTGAAGAGGATGATATGTATTCAGAATTTAGATTAATCAAGAAGACAATGGAGACTCTATGAACGTCCTCAGAGCTAGAGTCCATTCAATCGTAGATGAAGAGATGAGCGGAAAGTTCCTAGTCACAATGGCACCAGACTATGACAAGGATAAACCGGAAACCGTAATATACACTTCACCTTATTTTCTCAGGCATGAAAGTGGCATCATAACTATACCTCCGGTTGGCTCAGAAATCTTAGTATTTTATGATGATAAAACTAATGAATATTTTTACATCTCTACCATAGTGCAAGACTCCGCCAGAACATCTGGCATAAGTGACAAGGCTAACGAAAAGCCTTTAATTGAAAAATACATATACAATAAAAAATTTAGACCGCAGACAATGACCTTTAAGAATGGTAAAGATGCTGGTCTAAAAATATCTAATCAGTTTACTGACGATACTCAGCCCGCTATCAACCAAGTAACTTTAAAAAGCACTCAAGGACATTTATTGAACTTAAGTGACAGCCCAATAAAAGATTGCGTCATCTTAAGAAATAAAGATGGAGATGGCATAACAATAACCGCAAATAAAAATGCCTCCCATGCCAGCAACTCTATCGACATAGTTTCCAAGGGCAACTACCGTTGCACCTCGTTCTATGGAGAAATTTACATGGGATTAGTGGAGGGCAGAGACATATCTATTGTTAATAATTCCGCTGGATATATGGCGGCACCTCTCCCTCAATACGGGAATGTAAACTTAGTTAGCAAATGGAAGGATATTAATATTTACACTGACGGGGTAACAGGTAATGTATTTATATCAACTCCCTTAGGTTTAATTCAATTAAGGGGCGGAACTATTTCAGTGTATGGAGCTACAGTAAATGTAAACTCCGCATCAGATATAAATATAAAATCCTCTGCTGGTAGTATTAACCTTGATGCGGCACTAAATATTAATTTGAGGGCAGGAGCTAGTTTGAATATGACAAGCACAGCTACAGCGACAGTTGCCGGGGCCGCAGGGACAAATGTAGGGCTCACTGGAACTCCGCTAGAGCTTAACTCACCAGTTCAAATATCACAACCTAGAATAACACCAACCCCACCAACACCTAACGCATACGGAAGATAATATGGCAGTATTTGATTTAAGAGCAGCAGCAAGAGTAGCAAGCACTGGAGGCGACTTTCCAACGGCTGTAGGCACAGCTTTTGGAGTTCCACAATGCATGATAGGACTCGCCCAAGACATCCTTAACGCCCTCCCAGGCTCCATTCTCGGAGGGGTAGCTCAAGACCTCCTTTCTGGCCGAGACGCAGCAGACAGCGTTATGCAGAGCATAAACAACTTTCTAAGAGAAACTTTAGGAATTATTCAATGGGACACAGAGAATGGTGGATTCATATTTATCTCAGCATCCTCTAAAAACGGATATGACAGAAACGGTGGTAACTTTTTATCTGATGCTTTAGGCTTCTTAAATGCGGCCACAGCCTTTGCTGGAAGCCTATATCAAAATTACCAAACTACAGTAAACCAAATAAATGGCATTAGAGATTGCTTTAGGACTTACACTGATTACTTAAAGTATAAAAACGGAAACTCAGGTAACGCTCTCGCAGGGCTTACAGACGAAGAATACAATACTTACATTAATGATTTGTATGCCGTAGAAATTTCTCAAATGCAGCAGGCTAGAGATTTTATTGTTTCAGCCGATGCGCAACTTGAAATTATAAATGACATACTAGCTGCGAGAGCACAAAATCCAGAACTGGAGCCAGTGTTCAACTGTGAAGCTATCCAGTATCTGTCGGGAACTAGATTTGAGGCACAATGTTTACCTTCAACAACTGATCCCAAAGAAATATTCAGACTAATCTATGAACCGCCAAAATCAATATTTGGTCAATTCATATTATCTAATGATGGAATATATTTTGATTCACAATCTAGCGGAATATCCCCGGCATTAAATTACGTAGAATTAAAGAAATTAAATATTCAATTAGAAAATAAATGGAAGATGGACCAGGACCCAAATCTTGGGGGGAGGGGCAAGGGTATAACGAGTGAAAATTTAAAACTCTACGTTAATACTATACTAGATCCTGATATAATCGACGATACTGAGTTATTGCAAACTTATTATAATAAAGACGGATTCTTACAAGAGTTAGTAAATAATAAAAATAAAAGATTGTATGACTTATCTGCTCAGATATCTGAATTAGAATCTGCATCGGCACCAAATTCCGTAATATTTAATTACAAACAATCTTTGATTGCAGAAAATACAAATCATATAAAAGTAATTAACAAAAGAAAAAAGCAAATAGAGTTAGCAATAAAATTACCTCAAAGATTTTCAAATGCTAGTTCAACAATATTCCTGCCGGGAGAAATACCAGTTAATGATTTCTCGTATTTGGCAGGTATGAACATAGGACTTGATATACAAAAGCAAAAATCTTTAATGTTCTCTCAAGTGGATATTGATGGTGTAGTTGCCCCTATACAACTACCATCTCAGACACTATCCAAGGTAAATTCTAAAAACTCGTCAACGGAGCATTTATTGATAACAGATCAGGGGGATGCTGCAATTATATATGATGGAAGTTCAGTATCTTCCATAGAGGCTGCCGCTATTTTGCCAGCAGAGCATTTCATAGCTACAAACAGATGTATAGCCATATATAACTTCTTAGATGCTAATGTTGAAGTTCCATCCTCAACATCATTTACATGCAGAAATAATTTATCAAAAACTGATGAACACTATGCTCAATTAGTTGCCGAAAATACAGATGAGATTTTTAGATCTGGAATTGGAATTCCTTATTTAGAAGGAATAACTAAACATTCGTCTACATCTCCAAGTTCTGTCAGTGGTATAGGAAGCTTCGTCAGGTTGCCAAATATAAAACAATTTAATGATTTATTATACAATCCAGATGGGGCAACAATTGATTTCTGGGTTCACACTCCTAGCATCTCTTCCATAGCTGGATATGATAAAGACAATGTATCAAGTATGTTTAGACTAGTGTTAGCTAACGAGAATACAGGGGGAGAGGCAACTGCAACAATAAATTCAACTGGTAATAATTTGGGAACTCAATCTGTCAGAGGATTTGTAATGGGGTTCTCAAGAGATGATAGAATAACTAAGGAAACTCAACCTAGTCTTTCCCCTACAGATAATCAGGTGTCTAACTCTGTATTCTTTATAGCACCAACGCAATCCACAAGTCTGTCATCTGTAAACTTTATAAGATCATCATTTTATGATTCAGACGATTGTTACTCTGGTTACAAGAACTTAAGTATGATTCAAAAAATTAATGACTCTCCCACAGATAAATATTTTTCATCTTGCGGAAATAAATTCTGTCATGTTGTTGTAACTTTTGATCCAAAGAAAGATGAAATAAGATTTTACTTAGACTCTACTTTAACAACGACATCCTCATTATCGGAAGTGTTTGGAATAGAAAAATACAAGATGCCAAACATCCCAACCTTTAAAAAGAATAATAGTTTTAAATACTCATCAAATAATTTGAACCCTGATGCCCCTGATGTTATCAAATCTGGTCCTGGATTAGACACCTATTTTACTCCTTGGATAGTTGGTGGAGGATATACCGATGGTATGTTTAACTATGGTAACTTTATGGGAACTCAATATGGTGGAATAAAAAGTGGATTAAATGGATATTTAGGTAGCTTAAAGTTCTATTCTAGACCTATAGATCCAAGTGAGGTAGTAGATAATTATAATGCTCACAAAGGCTTCTTTGAGAACATAGACATCACTAATTTATAAAATGGCCCTAAATCAAGAAGTAAATTTATACGGAATTAATCCAGCTAAAGATTCTAGTTTTAATACTAAGACAAAAGGGAAGTCTTTCTATGGATTTAATTATCCCATCAGTAACACTGATGGGGGAAAATTTCTTAAAAAATCTTCTGGCTTAGAATTAATAATTTCTAATTTAAATCAGCTACTGACAACGAATAGAGGCGAAAGAGTTATGTTGCCTAATTTTGGAACTAATTTAAAAAATTATCTGATGGAACCGTTAGATCAATTATTATTAAGCCAAATTAGACAAGAAATATTAGAGTCTGTTGAAGCTTATGCAACTAATGTAGAGGTTAATAAAATTCAAGTCTTCCCGTCTGATAATATTGATCTTAACGGAGGGCATGCTTTGTATATTAAACTTTTTTGTAGTATTAAAGAAAATGAAAATCTTTCTTTTGAAGTTAAAGTGAGAATATCATAATGAAATTTAAAGGCACTGTAGAATCAGATTTTTTAAAATTATTAAACATAGACGAACAAGAAAAGTCTAATTTAATAAATTATTCCGCGCAAGATTTCACAACTTTAAGAGATTCATTAATAAATTATATTAAAGCAGTTTATCCTTTAGATTATAATTATTTTTCAGAATCTGACTTCGGCATGATGTTGATTGAGTTGGTGGCATACATGGGTCACATCATGTCATATAAAGCTGATTACTTAGCTAATGAATCATTTCTTTCAACTGCAAGATCTAGAAATAGTGTTAAAAAACTTTTAGAGCTTATTGGAATAAGAATGAGAGGTCCGATAGCTGCGGCGGCCAATGCAAAAATAACTTTAAATTCCGATCCTGGTTGGGTGTCAGCATCTAGACTTAAAGTGCCTGCACAAAATAGAGTTATAACAATAACAT